AGCTGTTTGATAACACGTTGATAAACAGGAATCACTAAAGGTTCCCCAATGTAAATCAGATCATCCCCACATATTTTGTAATTACAGTAAATTTTATTTCCATTTGCTTTACTCTTAACTTCACTTATTGCGTATTCTATACAAAATTTGTTAAGTAAACTAAGTATAATCCAAGTGAGTGGCAGTCCCATAAGCTGACCTCTTCTAGACATCACCACAGATCCATCAGGATAAGTGATTCTCATAGGTCCCGCTGAGACAAGAAATGTATTGATTTCAAATTCACTGAACAGTTGTTTATGCTCTTCTAAGTATGCACATAGCACAGTCTGAGCAACACTGAATGGAATGTAGTCTGATGCTGCTTTTAAGTCAGCTGAATAAACTTTAGCTGGTGGCAGTATCTCCTTTGAAAATAATTCCTGTATTGCTTTCTTTCTATCTCCTTTAAGCACTGATATAAAACATTTGTCTTTTTCCATTGATTTAAGCATTACGCGTCTTAACTGATGACACACGGCCACTAAGGCACCTGGTGACTTTGTAACAATTCGAGCTTTGTATCCTCTTTCAGATACAACATCTACGGATGCCCTCGGAACATAAATCTTATTTAATGCTCTCTGCATCGCTAAATTGAATAAATCAATGTTGATTCCATCAACACAATGATTATCAATTTCCCTTGTTAGGGGCTTGAATTTACCTTCTGTCACCTTATATATATCTGTGTCATGGTGGTATAGCAGTTTTGTACTAAATTCAAAAGCAAAATCCTCAAATTCCTCCACTGTGAGATCTTGGTTATAACCTTCTTCGATCAGCTTATCATGAACGAATTCATGGTACTGGACTACGGTCAACGAGTATGCTTTTGCTAAGTAATAAGCTAAACCACCTTTGGATCTAGATCGCTCTAAGCATGATCCATCAGTGAATTGAACATTATAAGATCTGGATTTGACATGATTCTTTTTACTCCAATTTGAAACAAAAGTTTCAAGGTCATTGAGTACATCTACATTATCGACATATTCCTTAGTGAGGGCCAATTTGTGGCTTTCTAGAGACTTGTTAATCTGTCTCAACCTCGGGAATGGTAATGCACGACTTAATCTTGACATCTGTAGGAGGAATCTGTCAGATCTTACGAATGATGGCAATTCGACATTGTATAATAATTGCTTAAACCATCTTGAACATCCTTGGTTTCCGGAAAAGACGTAGCTTCTGCATGCTGATGAAAATTCTTTCATCTTGCTGATGAGCTCAAAATCCAGTCCTCTGTAAACCTTATCCAGAATGTCCAGCGCAATTCTAATCAAGTAGCGCCTCAACTCTCGGTGTGAGAAGTTGAACATATCTAATTTGGCAATTCCATTAGGGAACGCGGATATGACGGTTGATAAGAATGCCTTCCAAATCTCATTCGAATAAACTAGACAATTAAGTTTTTTCCTATATAATAGAGATTTTGGGTCAGAGTAAGCCCTAAACACACCCAGTGTTTTATTCGGCCTGACTCCTATACTACCAAATTCGTATGCGAATACGCTTGGATTTTCTACTAGCTGCATCGACTTGGTCGACGCAGCAGCTGGTGAAATGCCTAAGAGTATTCTGATTTCGA